AATAAATATAGATTCAATTCTAGGAAAACATCGGAGAGTTCAAATGTCCCGTGAAGATTTACAAGAGATGGAAGTAGGCACTAAGCAATCCAAAACGGCTGTTAATGCAAGTGCAAAAGCAGCTGATCCCATGCCTCATCTGTCGGGTGACACCCCTGGCCAAACTGGCAATTGGGAAGATCTTGGTGGCCCAACCCCAGAAAACTATAAGTCTGACGACGATTCAGCTAAACTTAAGACACCTGGCGCAACACTCAAGCAAGTTAGAGATGTTGTAAACAAGGGTGCAGTTAAGGAAGAAGAAGAGTTAGAAATCGACGAGGACGAAGAACTCTTAGAAGCTGCTGCTAAGGAAGCAGACGAAGAGGATGAAGATGAAGACGAGGATGAAGACGAGGACGAAAAAGAAGAGGTTGATGAGGAAGTAGAAGCATATGACATCGAAGAAGATGTTGATGCACTTCTTTCTGGTGAAGATCTTTCTGAAGAGTTCCAAGAGAAAGCACGTACCATCTTCGAATCCGCACTTCTCTCCAAAGTTGCTGAAATCAAGGAAGACCTTGAGGTACAGTATGAAGAGCAACTCCTAGAAGAAGTCGAAGCTATCAAGGAATCACTAGCACTTCGCGTAGATTCATACCTTGAGTATGTCGCAGAAGAGTGGTTTACTGAGAATGCTCTAGCAATAGAGCATGGTCTTAAGACCGAAATTACTGAATCATTCCTCCACAGCTTGAGAGGACTTTTTGAAGATCATTATGTTTCAATCCCTGAAGATAAATATGATGTGCTTGAGAGCATGGTAGAAAAACTTGATGACATGGAGACAAAACTCAACGAGCAAATTGAGAAGAATGTATCCCTGAATCAGCGTCTTGCAGAGGCTGTTGCTGATACTATTCTTGACGACATTTTTGAGGGTCTTGCGACAACTCAGAAAGAGAAACTCGCTTCACTTGCCGAAGGTGTTGAGTTTGAGAGTGAAGAAGCATATCGTGAAAAGTTGGAGACACTTAAGGAAGCATATTTTGCTCCCGGTGCTGCTCCCAAAGCTAAAACTGAAACTCTGTCAGAAGGTGTAGATTCTTCACCGGAGACAGTCTCTGGATCGATGGCTGCATATCTGAAGACACTTTCACAATTTAGCAAAAACTGAATTTAACATTAAATCAAACGTAAACAACTATTAAAGGTAAAGGCAAATGTTCCAATCTGAGCATCTGCAGGAAAAGTGGGCACCTCTTCTCAATTATGGTGATCCTATTCAGGATTCCCACCGTAGAGCTGTCACAGCCGTCCTGCTCGAAAACCAAGAAAGATTCCTCCGTGAGCAGTCTGCATTCGACAACGGTTCGATGCAATCCCTCATGGAAACACCAACCAACCACGGCAACGCTGCTGGCGCACAAGGTGGTTTCGGTGCTGATTCAGCTGCTGGTGGTCCTACCGCAGGTTTCGACCCCGTTCTAATCAGCCTCATCCGCCGTTCTATGCCTAATCTGGTGGCATATGACCTGGCTGGTGTTCAACCAATGTCCGGTCCTACTGGTCTGATCTTCGCGATGCGTTCGCGTTATGTCAATCAGTCTGGTGCTGAGGCATTCTATAACGAAGCAGATACAGTATTCTCTGGTCAGGATTCTGCTTACGGTAATGCAATCAACCAAGACTTCGCTGACAACAACGCTGGTATTGGTTCTACTATTCAGTCTGGCACCAATCCTTCTGTTCTCAACCCTGTTGGTACTGCATCCTCCCTCGGTTACACCGTTGGTCAAGGTATGCCTACTGGCGATGCTGAAGATCTCGGAACTTCTGCAGCATTCAACGAAATGGCATTCTCAATCGAGAAAGTCACCGTTACTGCAAAGTCACGTGCTCTGAAAGCAGAATACAGCCTTGAGCTTGCACAAGACCTGAAGGCAATCCACGGTCTGAATGCTGAAGCGGAACTCGCAAACATTCTCTCCACAGAGATTCTTGCTGAGATCAACCGCGAAGTTATTCGTACCATCTATAAGGTTGCTGAGCAAGGTGCTGTAGAAAATACCGCAACTCCAGGCGTATTCGACCTCGACGTTGACTCCAACGGTCGTTGGTCTGTTGAGAAGTTCAAGGGTCTCCTGTTCCAAATCGAGCGTGATGCAAACAGAATTGCTCAGCGCACTCGTCGCGGAAAGGGCAACATCATCCTCTGCTCTGCAGACGTAGCATCTGCTCTGAGCATGGCTGGTGTTCTTGATTACACCCCAGCACTCAACGCAAACCTCAACGTTGATGACACCGGCAACACCTTCGCAGGTGTTCTACTTGGCAAGTATCGTGTATATATCGATCCTTATTCAGCAAACCTTGCTGCTGGCAACACAGCATCTGGCAACCAGTATTACGTTATTGGTTATAAGGGTTCTTCCCCTTATGATGCTGGTCTGTTTTATTGCCCCTACGTTCCACTCCAGATGGTTCGTGCAGTTGGTCAGGACACCTTCCAGCCCAAGATCGGCTTTAAGACCCGTTATGGTCTCGTTGCGAACCCATTCGCAGAGGGAACTGCTCAGGGTCTTGGTCGCCTGCAGGTTAATGCAAACCGCTACTACCGTCGCGTTGCAGTCAAAAATTTGATGTAAATCTTTATTACAAAGATTATCTGGGAGGTCCTTCGGGACCTCTTTTTTTTATGCTATGATATTAAGAGAAACAAAGTTGTTATGGATGAGTTTAGTTGGTTTGTGGGTCTCTATGAGGGTGAGGGTTGCCTTGGAGCACAGAAGTGGAAAAAGAAATATAAAGATAGGGTATATGAAGGCGCACAAATTTACCTCACTATCAAAATGGTAGATGAGGATGTTATTGCAAGGGCAGCAAATTTTCTAAAAATCAAATACCACATCGCAGACCAAAAATACACAGAATCAAAAGGAAGAAAAACTCTTTATAGAGTTAGGAAGTGTGGTGGTATTAATGGAGAACTCAGAGATCTTCTTGACAAGATGTATCCACATCTCTCAAAGAGAAGGCAAAAGCAAATTGACGACAAACTAGACAAGGCAAACGCTCTTTTTTTATGATCTCCTGACAAAACTGCGCACAAATACTCATCGTCTTATAAAATAACATGGTGTCGCAATAACCGAACATGTTTCTTTTAATCAAGACGATCATGATCTTTACTCCGATCATCTACTTACTCAACTGGAGTCTTCATAATGCGTGGAATTTACACTAAATACACCAGGATGATTACACTTGAAGATGTTTAAAACTCTTTTGATTTCCACTCTGGTCTATTCCACAATTATCGGGTTTTGGATTTACTGGGGACTAAATAATGCATACCCAGGATAAATCAATTTGAAATGCAAATCTCAAATGGTCTAAGAAACAAGATCACCAACAGAAACTTTCTGTCAAATGTTGGTTATCAACTGATTATGAATAGATGTCCCAAAGTAGCATTTTTTGGGAATGGAGTATCTGTTCCATCAATTACACTTGGTCCAGCAGTACAACCAACCGGTCTGAAGGATATTGACGTTCCTGGTGATAAAATACAATTCGACGATCTCCGTGTAAGATTTCTAGTTGATGAGAATCTAGAGAATTATATGGAGATTCACCATTGGATGCGTGGTATTGGATATCCAGACAGTCTTCAGGAAACGTATGACTGGCAGAGGACCAATCCAAATATGATTCAACCATTTCCATCGGTTTTGAACTATACTAGTGATGGAACAATAAATATACTAACTAGTGCCAACAATCCCGCATTCAAAATTGTATTTCGGGATCTTTGGCCATCATACCTGAGTGAGTTGGATTTCACTTCAACAGATCCAGATCTTGAATATATTACCGCAGAGGTTGTATTCAAGTACACGATCTATGATTTTAAAACCCTAGATAATGAGATCTTGTATTATGCAAAGCCCGAACCTGAATCTTGAAACGATTCAGCAAATGTGGGAGAAAGATGCCCAAATTGATATTGACAATTTGCACACAGAATCCTTAAATATTCCTGTTTTACACGCCAAGTATTTTGACTTGTATAACAACATTATTCTTCTGCGAAAAAGAGCAGAACAGCAGAAGAAAAATATACGCCACGAACGCTATGAATACTATAGTGGAAAGGCAGACCCAGAGGTTTATATTGAGGATCCGTTCCCCAAGAAGATTCGGGACAAGGATACGATGGAAAAATATCTATCTGCAGATGACAAACTTTCCAATATCACCCTGAAAGTGGATTATTATGACGTGATGCTTGTTTATCTGGAGAGTATTCTCAAACAGATCTCCAATAGAACATATCACATCAAGAACGCTATAGACTTTCAAAGATTTGCTGCAGGGTTAGGATAATGGAAGATGACCATTCATATTCATTAGAATTAACGATTGAAGATATTCATTTACTATATGATTGTGTTTGTAGACGCATAGAGAGTTGGGAAGGATATCCATCAAGACACCCATTTGAGCAGCAACACCTAAGTGACCTGAAGAATAAGTTGTATAGACCAATTTTAGATTTTAAGTTTAATTCTAGCGAATAAATACATGTAGCGACGTGGGTAGATGGCAACGTCTACCTTGTGAATTAGTATGACAGAATTATCAATCACAAAATCTAATGAGGTTTTTCTCAAGGTAAAGACTGAACCTCATGTTGAATATGAATTACGTGATCATTTCACATTTCAGGTTGAGGGTGCTAAGTTCATGCCTCAATACCGAAGACGAAACTGGAATGGAGACATACATCTATTTGATATGAGAAATAAGCAGATCTATGTGGGTCTGTTAGATAAACTTGTTGAATTCTGTCATCAATCTGGATACAAATACAAGTTTGAAGATAATAAGTTCTACGGCAGTCCCTTTGAGTCAAATGATGACATTACAAGGGAGGGTGTTAAGGGATATATGCAGACAATATGCTCCCATACTCCTAGAGAGTATCAAGTAGATGGAGTATTCGATGCTCTAAAATATAACAGAAAGTTATTGATATCTCCAACTGCTTCAGGCAAATCTCTGATGATCTATTCATTAGTGAGATATTATGTAGAGAAGAATCAAAAAATACTCTTAGTTGTTCCAACGACATCCCTTGTAGAACAGATGTATAAGGACTTCGAAGATTATGGGTGGAATGCTGATTCATACTGTCACCGAATATATTCAGGTAGAGAAAAGACAAATGAGTTTCCTGTAACGATTACCACGTGGCAGTCAATTTACAAACTGGAACGTTCATTCTTTGAAGATTATAATGTAGTTATTGGAGATGAAGCACACCTGTTTAAGAGTAAGTCATTAATCGAAATAATGACCAAACTTCATCATGCCAAGTATAGATTTGGATTTACTGGCACACTTGATGGCACACAGACTCACAAGTGGGTTCTGGAGGGTCTCTTTGGTCCATCATACAAAGTAACTCGAACATCCGAGTTAATGGAGCAGGGACACCTCTCTCAGTTGGATATTAAGTGTATTGTGCTTAAGCATTCACCTAAGAGATTTGAAACCTATGAAGATGAGATTCAGTATCTTATCTCTCATGAGCGAAGAAATAAGTTCATATGCAATCTTGCTTTGGACCTGAGTGGAAATACTCTGATTCTTTATAGTCGTGTGGAAGCACATGGACAGGTTCTTTACGATCTTATAAATAGCAATATATCAAATACCCCGAATAGGAAACTATTCTTTATCCATGGGGGAGTAGATGCTGAAGAAAGAGAATTAGTTAGAGAAATCACCGAGAGAGAATCTAACGCGATTATAGTGGCATCTTACGGCACATTCAGTACCGGTATTAATATCAAGAACCTTCATAATGTAATATTTGCATCGCCATCAAAGTCTAGAATTCGAAATCTACAGAGTGTTGGTAGAGTTCTTCGAAAATCCAAGACCAAATCAAAGGCGATGCTTTATGATATTTCGGATGA